CGTAGGGGGCGTCGTTGTCCGCGTCGTGGTAGGCGAACCAATTGCAGTCCATGCCCGCGAAGCCTGCCGTCTGCTCGATCGTGATGGGGCTTTCGCCTTCGGGGGAGACGTGGCCATGGCTGTACTGGTAGAGCTTCCCGTCGAAGTTGTTGATGAAGGAGATGTAGCAAGTGCCCTTGAGCAGCCCCCGGCCCGCGCCTAGCTTCAGCACCTTCGCCGAGGCATCCGCGAACTTGTAAAACGCGAACACCTCTTGCCCGCTGTCGATGCCGCCGCCGCCTACTCGCGTGATCTCGCTCGAGGTCACTGTGTAATCGGTGGTCTTCGTGTAAAACTCTGACCAATCGCGCGCGGCGATTTCCAGGTCGCTCGCGCCGTCCTCTGAGAGCGTCACCACCACGTCTGAGGCGAGCAGCGTGACGGGCTGTCCGTGCATGAAGTTGTCGCTCGTCACTCCGGCGGGCGCCTCGGTCAGGCTGTTTCGCGCGTTGGCGTGTTTGGCCATGAAGAAGCGCGCGGCCTCGGTGCGGTAGCCGCTGAAATGCGTGGTGAAGGTAAAGTCCTCATCACCGAACGCGGCGTTTTTCACCCGCCCGTTGACCCTCGCCTTGACGACGGAGAGCGCGGGGGACAGCACGAGGCGGTCGATGAGCCCGATGATTTTGGAATTGAAGAAGAACGCGCCGATACCCACCAGCGCCAGGGGAGAGTGGTCCTGCCTTGCCATTTTAATGGCTCCCTTCGGTTACAGCAGACGCGCGTTATCGAGTGAGTATCGCGCCAAGTAAATATCAGGTCGGTAATCGACCAATAGCTTCTCGTCGAAGAGCGTCGGGCCGGGCCCGTTGCGTCGAAAGTAGTGAACCCGTAAATTAGTCCCTGTGAGCGGGTAGAGTTTGAGATTGAACATCTTATTGATGTATCCGTGGATGGCCTCGATCGTGTAGCCGCTCTTCACGTCCTGCCCGTTGACGTAGATCGTGACGAGTTGTTCTACGTCTTCCGATGAGCCTGTTACGCCCGCGCCCGTGCCGAACTCCACCGTTACGAATGGGAACGCCGGGGTGCCACGCTTGTGCCCGTAGCGGTAGATGCCATGAAACGGAGCCCCTTTGCTCCCGAGCATCACGCGCAGAGTCGTGTTGGCCTTGAGGCGAGCGATTACGGCATCCTGGAAGGCGCTCTCGTCCACGCGCTACGCCCCTCCCTTCGAGCGATCCACCTTGCGCAGCCCGGGGGCGCCACGCGCGGTTACCTCGATGACCCTATTCCGCCTGAGCAGGCCTGTGCGGACGTACGTAGGGCTCTCTGGTTGGCTGTACACCAATTCCTCGAGCGCATCTTGCCGGTACGCCTCCATTTGGTTCATCGCCACCCACAGGCCATCACGAAGGCGCCTGTCGTAGGCGTCGCCGTCGAGGGTCAAGTCCTTCGCGTACTCCTTTAGGATCGGTAGGGCCATACGAAGCATTCGCGCGAAGGCTGGGCGCATATGCGGGCGGGCTCGCATGGTCGTCGTTCCGAACTCGACGTAGACGGCGTAATGCTGCCCCTCAGTGAGCCTGCCGACGAGGCTCTTGGCGTGGCCGCGGAGCTTGCGCAGGTTGGCGCTCACGCGCATGACGCTTTGTCGCTGGAGCTTAAGGCCCGTGGCCGGTCTAGCCATTGATATTCAGCCCCCCTGCGCGCGTGCAATAGGTCTTGCGGTGCCCCTTGCGGGCGGGCGGTGCGAAACGGACGATGTAGTCCACGCCGTCGTGGGTAAGCTTGTCGCCGTCGACCACATCCACGTCGTAGCGCAGATACGTGATTGCGGCGTGGCGGAGGTTGATGCCGAGCCGGTTGAACTCCGCGATATCCGCCGCGTTGCGTAGCGGGTCGATGGACTGGAAAACGCCCGTGTACGTGACGTCCGACGCCCATTGCGTGTCGGTTTCGATGAGCCGGCCGGCGCTGTCCGTCTCGCTGTTCGCCTCGGTCGCACGGTGCGCGATGGTCAGCGACTCGCCATGGGTGGCAAGCTGCGCCGAGAAGTCTGCGCGCGCCATGCTCGTGAGGCTCATTCTTCAGTGTCTCCGATGTAGACGGTGCGGTCGACGCCCGTCTTCTGGATTCCGTCGTCGTAGTTGTCGCGGTAGATGGTGCCAGCTTCGAGCTTTTCGTTGCGTGCCGTGTACCAGTCGATGAGCCCCTGAAGCTCTTTGATGCTCATCTTCTTGGTTGACTCGTCGCCGATCTTGTATTCTTGGATGTCTGCGCCCGAGAGCTTCGCCAAGATCATGGCGTTGATAGCGGTGATGATTTCTTCGTTACCGGCGACGGTTTCGGCCACGCTTCACCGCCTTGGCGGGCTTCTCGGGGTCGGTGGGCTTGATCGTGGCGGGCGGTGTTGAGTCGATGATCTCTGCCGGTTGGGACAGCGCCACGTCGATCACGCCACCGTCGAGCGGTTCGCCGTCGTGCATGAACACGCCATCCCTTTCGATGGCTATGGCCTCGACGACAGGATCCACGCCCTTCGACGGCAAGGCGCTCTCCACCACAGCCGACAGCACGCGCCCCCTGCCGCGTTCCTCGAGTAGCATCGATGCAGCCAACGACGCATCGAACGCAGCCTTCTTGTTCCGCAAGTCCCTGCCGAGCAGCAGCAGTTCCGCCGCCTTGTCCACCAAGCCTTCGAGGTGTTCGCGTTCTCTGTCGGTCATGCTGCCCCTTCGGTAACTCGCCGCCCGATGCCGGCGGGATCGCATTGCCGGCACCGGGGGCGAAATTGATCACTCTCCGAGTTTGTCAGCCACGTACTCGATCCACACGCCCGCCAAGAGCGCGTCATTGCCGAACGCCGACACATTGTAGTCGTGATAGATCTGCACATTTATCACTGTATCTACCGCTAGGTTTGCATGGGGGATTGTCGCGCCGGAGGTTGTGTTCCACTTCCCCATGCCCGACGTATCCCCCGAGCCCTGCGGCGTGTCCGCGACGTCTTCTATCGCCACAGCGGCAGCCGCTACCGCGGAGCCATCGGTCATGGCGTTGATCTCGGATGACCACGTGCCAGCGCCGATGCCACCGACATTAGACGCCGGAGTGTACACGTAGTACATCTCAGCATCGGAACCCGTGGCGCAGTCCTGCGGCACAACCCAGGTAAACCACGCGTAGTCAACCGCAGTGGCTTGAGAAAATGTGAGCGTGCCCACCGTCCCAGTTTCACTCTCAGTCGCCGGGTTGGACGTAGGCAGCTTGAACTCAGACGCCGGGATCCACACGCGCTTGAGGACGTTGTCGTTGATCGTCAGTGTGCCGTCGAGAATCACGCTGCCGTCGAGTTCTACCGTACCGGCGAATTTGGCATACCCGGCCACGGTCAGATCCCCGTCACCCGTCGATCCGCCGGTAGCCGTCAGGTCTACGTCAACCCCCTGGTTAAACGTGCCGATAGCCACACCGTCGCTGTCGGCGTCTGTAGGGTAAGCCGAGTGTAGCCGAAGGGCACCAGCAGACGCAGCCCACAGAAAAAAGTCGTTGCCATCATCTGCGAAAAATGCGACCGCTCCGGGCTGATTCGTGCTTCCGTCGAAAACCGAGACCTTCGAGCCAGTGGTGCTCGACGCAGAGCCGAAGTTGATCACAGTAGCGACGTTGGTGCAGTCGAGTTCCGCCACTACTACGCTGATGGTAGACGTAGTCGCAAGCATGATATTGGTGTCTAGCAGGCTATCCCCGTTGGACGATCCACGCGTACGGACGGCGTTTCCGTTGATGTCGATTGCGAAGGTAAGGTAAGTGCCGTCGCCGAAGACTAGGTCGCCGTCCGTGATGGTGGCGCTGCCCGAGAACGTTGAGTCCTGCGGGAACGTGCACTTACCGTCCGCGGCGATTGTGATAGCATCGGTACCATCGGCCGAATCGCCAATCGTATCACAGTCGACCTCTGTCGCACACACCGCAGCGAAGGTCTTCGCAAACGTACCCACGTTGTCGTTACCGTCAGTGTCGGGGATGATATCAGCGCCAACGACGAATCCGTAGGTCGCCGAGGGGGCCCCAGAGCCGGCCTCATTCGTGATCGTGTCTGCCTCCAGGATATCGCACTCCAAAGTGCCGCTGAAATCCAGCGATCCGCCCGTAGGTGTCGCAGCGAAAACAACCACGCCTGTCGAGCTAGTGAAGGTCAGCGCTAGCTGTCCATCCCTAGCCGACGCGGTTGCAAGCTCAATATCGGGGGCGTCGATGGCCCCAGCGAAGGTAGCGAGTGCGGTACTATCGGCGATAGTAATAGCCAGATCGCCGGCCCGTGAAGAGACCGTGGCAAGCTCCACGTCACCAACATCAATGGCACCTGCGAAAGTGGCAAGAGCGGTCGAATCGGTGAGCGCGATACATTGATCACCACCCCTGCTCGAGAGGGTGGCGCACTCAACATCACTCACGTCGATAGCCCCTGCAAAGGTCGCTAGGGCGGTCGAGTCGGCGAGCGTTATAACCAGCGACCCATCGTCAGCCGAAATGGTCCCAACCTCGAGATCGCCCACGTCAATCGACACCGCCGCCGTGCTGATGGTCATGCACGTGACGTCGGCGAGGTTGGCGTCATCGGTCGGCCCGTAAAAGACGAAGGCCTCGGCGGCGTTCACGTCGATCTTGTTGGAGATGAGCAGCCCGCCGGCCTCGTAGAAGTAGAGCTCGTCACCCACGGTAAGGTCTGTGCCTACGCCCACGGCGCCGGAAAAAGTCACCGTGCCGGTAACGTCCACGGTATCGTTGAACGTCACCGCCCCATCGAAGCGGGCGGCGCCGTCGAATTCCGATGTGCCCACCACGTACAGGTCATTCTTCCCCGGCGTGACGTCCGGCGTGTTCTTCGAGGTCCCCGAAGAGACACCGACCCACACACCATTGGGGTACGTCGCGCAGAACGAACGAGCCGACGCGGCGGGCACCAAGAGCGCCCCCATGAGGAGGAGCGCGAGAAGCGTTTTTTGCCATCTCATGGCTACCTCCTTAAGCCGCAGTGCATTTCACGACAAAATGCCGCGAAGTGGCGTAGAACGCGTAGTACCACTCGATCATGACCTTACCGTAGCTGCCGCGGCTCATCATTTCCCACTGACTCTGCCGGTTGGCCGTCAGTACACGAACGGGCACGCCGATGCGTTGCTTGAACGTGCGGGGGAAGTCGCCGTAGTACCACGTGGTTTTGCTGTCGGGGTCGAGATCCTGCGACACGAGGTACGGACGGTTGTAGTCGCCGTTCGCACCGGCCGGGTTGTAGGTCTGCTTCGAGTCGGCGCTATTGTAGAGGCTCTTGAAGATGATACTCGCCGTGCCGTTGAGCGCCTTCGGGATGAGCAGTTTTTGATTGCGGCTCTGTCGCACGCGCTTGCCTGCGTTGGTCTCGGTGTCCTTGGTCCTCTCGGGGTCGTCGTCGAGGAACGAGCACAGGGCTTGGTCGCACGCGTCGATACTGGTGTAGTCCTCGAGGTCATTGCTCGCCACGATGTTGCCCGTCACGCCCGCATCGTCGGATGTGGGGCTGGACGAGGAGTAGAGCGCGGCGCCGGTGCCGCTCGGCTGGTAGGTGTCGAAGGACGCCTGTCCTGGATAGAGCGCCTGGTGAGTGTCCCTGTTGTCCATGATGCAGTCCATGCGCACCCGTTCGAGGGTCTCGGCTGACTGCCCTGCCATGTCCGTGGCGTAGTTCCACAGGTCGCCGGTCTGCTCGTGCATGATGGCGTCCTCGAGGAGTTCCACGTGGCGTGTGAAGCGCACCCAAGAGCACGTGACGTAAGCCGTGCCGAGTTCGATGGGGCTGGACGAGATGCCCCACGGGGTGGGCTTCATGAGGGATTTCGCGTTCATCCTCATGATCTTGTCGCCCTTTTTCTTCGAGCGGTCCTCGCCGAAGAGTTGCCCCGTGATGAGCACCATGTCGCGCTCGTAGTCGTCGTAGGCTCTCAGCATGTCCGAGGCGATGAAGCCCGAGACGAGCTGCGGGAACTCCGAAGGCCCGATGGCCTCGGCGACGTTGCCGAACTTGGCGCGGCGGTCGCGGTCGGCGGATTCGAGGGCCTGACGGATGGACGGGAAATGCCACGCGTCCGGTCCCATGCGGAACTTGGGCCTGCCCTTGTCGTCGACCTGCTCGAAGACTCCGTCTTTCATGAAAAGGAGGTCAGTGAATACCGCGGCCTCTTGCGCGGTCTTGCACCGCGTGTAGTTTCGTCTCAAAAATTCAGTTTCATCGTACATTCTTGGCCTCCTTCCCTAGGCTGCGTCGCCGCCCAGGAGAGCTTCCTGGTCGAGCATCTTGAAGCGCACGGTGGCGGCGGTGGCTCCGCTGTTCGCGTGGCTGCAGTAACAGATTGAGTCGGTGTCGCTCTTCTTCAGTGCCTGGTCGGCGTTCCACTGGAGCTTGTCCCACTTGACGCACGCCGTCAGCGTGTCAAGGTCGTGCTCGAATTCGATGTCGAGGTTGCGGCCCTTGGGCGGGTAGAAGCGCACGCCGTCGTTTTCGCCTGCGGGGCTGCTATCAGCGATGATCCCCGCGTATGCGAGATTGTCCGCCGCCGAGTCCATGCGCACGAGCTTGCCGCTGCTCACTTGGGCGTGGTCGCCCCGCACGAGCACCGAGGTCGTGGTGTCCTTGTAGCCCCACTCGGGCTGCCCCACTTCTCCGTTTGCGATGCGAAAACCCATGAGGGGTCACCGCCTTTCGTGGACGTTGAAGCCCGGCACCGTGTCGCCACCGGAGAGGCTCTCCTGGAGGTCTTCGGTGATGGCCTTCACGTCGAATTTGTCGCTGGTTCCGCCGGTCGGGTCGTTGCCGCCCGTGGCGATGCCGTTGGTCTCCTGCACGTTCACGGGCTTGCCGGTGAAAGCGCCGAGGAGGGTGAGCATGCCGGCCTTGTCGTCGCAGCGCTCGAGGGCGGCGCGAATGGTGGCCTTGCTCTCCTTGGGGATGTCCTTGCCCGCTTCGTCGAGGGCTTCGTTGACGAGCACGTTCTTCGCGCTCTTGGCCTCGGCGATCTCGCGAGCCTTCTTCTCGGACGCGAGGCTCTCCATCACCTTGTCGAGTTTCGTGCTCAGCCCTTCGCTCTGTGCGGTCTGTCTGTCGAGCTGCTCCTTGAGGTCTTTGACCTCCATGGGGGTCACTCCTTCCGTGGGGGTCGCGACCTCCGGTTGTGGAGGCTCGACCGATTCTCGGATGTTGTCAACCGTACCGGGCCCTATGACCAAGTCGATTGACCGGTGCGCAAGGTAGTCTTCCACGAGAACCGTTTGGCCTCGACCGCGACCCCGAAAACGTGCCCTGCCTCGTATGGAAGGCCCGACACCGCGGACCTTTTTTTCATATAGAAACTCGATGAGATCCTCATGGCACTTGCGGTAGTGGATGTCGCCGCGCACCCGCTTTTCCGCCGGGAGGTTCCGCATATTGCTCGACATGCCGAGGATCTCGTCGGGGGAGCGCTCACCCTTCGGCCCCTTGCCGTGGTGGGCTATCATCATGACTTGCCCCTCGGAGAGGCGACATAGCGAGTCGGCGGACCTCTCGGAGTACGTGCGGCCGTTGGCGCTCTCGTAGCCGAGCATGGTCGCATTGCGCAGGACCATGCTCTTCTTGTCGAGGGTCACCCGGTCATCTATCTCCAGGTCCAACCGCTCTACGTACTCGCCTTCCCACGTCTGATCAGCTTCCAGGACGGGCACAGCGTCGGTCTTCGGCTTCAATTCCTTCGTCATCACGCGGCCTCCTGGCTTCCCTTGTAAATCTTGTCCCACTGCGGCACCGGGGTGTCGTAGCAGAGGCACCCGATGTGCGGTAGCAGTGGGTAATTCTCGACCTTGTAGACGCCGGCCCCGTGGCCGTGGTCCACGTTGGCGTAGTCGTCGCAGATGTCAGGCACGGGGTGAGCGGCGCTCAGGGTCCACTTGTGCAGCACGAGATTGCCGTGCTGCCGAGCAGCCTGCAGAAAGCCCTCACGATACGCTCTGTTGGTCTCCTCGCGCACCATCCGCCACGCGTTGGCGTTCCACGTGCGATAGAGCCCCTTCGAGGGGATAGCTTCGGCGGCGTTGGCTCGAGCGAAGGCCTTGCGCGCGTCGGCTGCGAGGGATGCGGCTCTACGGTCAGCGGCGACGGCTCGAGCGGTGAGCGTCCTCACGTGACCCGGCTTGCCTGCGAGTGAGGCGATACGCGCCTCTCTGCGGTACTCGATGGCCTTGGCGAGTTCGTCCTTGCGTTTGGCGTAGAACGCGGCGCCCTGCGTACGAAGTTTGTCGTAGGCTGTACCGCTGCGCAGTGGTTCGGTGATGAACTGACGAAGCGTAGGGATGATCTGGTTGACGCTCTTCCCTTGGGCGATGCCTACCGCGATATTGCGGCGGATGCCCTCAATGGCGTTGTTCTTGTGGCGCCAAATGCGCCGAGAGAGGGGTACGCTGCCCGCTGGGTTGGCGTAGATGGCCTTGACCGCCCGCGTGTTGACCATCCCCCAGAAGGGCGTGGATGGCCCCATAGCGCCTACCGTGCGAGACGCGCCTACCTCGAACATCGGCATGTAGAGCGAGCGCTGCCCAATGTCGGTAGCCTCTGCAACCGAGTTACGCAAGAAGTCCCACTCTTGCCGCCGTAGCTCTTCGAGGTTCTTCAGGAGGTGCCCACGATGGGCGTAGGCGTGCCACGAGGTGGGCTTGACGCGTAGCAAGTCCTCGGAGAGCTCAAAGTATGCCTGTCGGTAGGTGGCGGTCAACTGTGCCTGTTGGGTGGCCTTCCAATCGAAGAACTCGAGGCGTACCGAGCGAGAGTGCGCGGCGATCTTCGTCTCGATTGCGAGTTGCCGTTGCTCCGATGCAGTCTTGAGCGTGGCCCACGCCTTGCCGTCAAGCCCGTGCTTTAGTTGCCCCTTGACCTTGCGGCGCAGGCGATCGTTGCGGATCGTGGCGGGGTAGGCTGCTCGCATGTCGGCGTAGATGGTCACTTGGCTTCGTACTCCACCCATACGCCGTGGAGCAGGACAGGGACCCCAGTACCTGCTTCGTCAGAGAGCGTGATAGCCGGGGTGTAGTGGGTGTCGGTACCGATGTCGTTGATGATGCGAATCGGCCCCGTGTGAATCGCCGGGATGCAATTGCCCGCCAACGTCATACCGTTGAAATCGGCACCGGCGTCGTTCTCGATGTCAATCGTGCCCTCGTAGGTCAGGAACGGGGTACCGGGCGTGTACAGCCCAATAGTGCCATCGTCCCTCACGGCCGCGCGCCGCACCGCTTCACGCGTACCGAACCAGGAGCGGCCGGGCAGCGTGAGCACGAGGGTCGGCCCCATCATCCGTGCCCCGCCGATGAAGGCGAAGCAGAGCAACAGAATACCTGCCGTTACGATACTTTGGATTCTCATTTTGCGATCCTCTTTCCCTTGTCCGCCGCCTTGGCGAGTTCGGCCTCCGCCTTCAGCGCGTCACGTGCCGCGAACTCTTCCGACTCTGCCTTGATCTCGGGGTCGTTGTCGTAGTCCTCTTGAGCTTCAAGTTTGCTTAGGTTGGCCTGCTCCTCTGGGTCGTAACCCCGCTTCTTGAGGTAAGTGACCTTCGATAGCCCGTTGGCTCTGTCGATGCTGAGCGCCTCTGCCTCTTCCTTCTGGTTCCGCGTGACTAGCGGTGGCCACTCCGTCTCGGCGTCCTCGATAGCATTCGACGATAGGCCCGCGAATTCCTTGCCGAACCAAATCACAAAGGTCCACAGCTCCTCGGAGAGGTGGCATCCCCACGTCTCGCGCTCATCCTCGTAGAGCCTAACCTCAGGGTCCTTGGCGGCATCCATCGATGCCCTGTTGTTGTTTGCAGCGTCGCCCGTGATGGTGGGTTCGGCCATGGAGGAGTTGCGCACGGTCTGCAGGTCCCATAAGCGAACGTCCTCGGCGCGGCATCCGTCCATCTGCGGTGAGCGGAAGTCGATGTCTACGCCGGGCCCACTGTAGTAGACCGAACCGGGCTTCAACCGCTTCTGCTTATTTGGGTCCTCGTCGGCGTTGGCGGTCTTTGGATTCGCCGAGCGCGCCGCTGCCGCAGCCACATTCGAGGCGTATTTCTCGTGCAGCACGATGCAGGCTTGGAGCTCGAAGCGGTTGAGGTTGGCGTCGAGCACGCGGTTATATTTCACGATGTTGCGGAAGGACTGCATCAGCCAAGGGTAGCCGCGTTTCCAGTCGCTATCCGCCCCGTATTTCCAGTGCATTACATACTTGGCTTCGATGGGGGTGGACTCCGTGCCGCCTGAGCCACGAGGAGGGGCGAGGTAGTACGTCTCGGGTTCGTCGTTGGCGTCAAGCTGTATGCCCTTGGTGACTACGCCCCTGGCGTCCTTGATGCGGCGGGCGGGGAGGAATTTGAAATACGGTACGAGCACGGTCTTGCGCTCACCGTTGGGTAGCTCCATCTCCACGCTCTTGGATGCCCATTCGCTGCGTGGTGCATCGTCTACGGTGGGTGCGGTGACCTCGTCGTCGAGCTTCGGCGGTGGCGCCTCCCCAGCCTTCCAGCAGAGGAACACGCCCCCGTCGCGGTACTCTCGCGTGGCCATTTCCTTGCCGCGGAGTACCATCTTGTTCGCCTTGCAGAATGCCGCCCAATAGGCGTTGGACTCTTGAGCAGCGGCGAGGGTGGCGGGCGGTATCTTCTTCTTGCCCGTCTTCTCGTCGGGCTCCACCTCGGGGAGTTTGGCGCTCACATCAGGGCCACCGCCCCACACAAAGCGCTTGAGGGTGTCCACGGCGCCGCGATAGGTGGGATCGGTCAGCCATAGGTCTAGCGAGGTCTCGAGCACCGCCTCGTGCTCCATGTCGTCCACGATCAGAGTGTCGTCCGACTTGGAACCGGCCACCCGGTAGCCTTTTTCCGGCTCTGTCCGGATATACCGAGAGTCCCTCTCGTAGATGTCCTTGAGGTGCTCCGCTTCGGCGATGCGGGTCTCTTCCTCTGCCGCCCACCGCTCGGCGACGAGGGCGGGGTAGGCTAGGATGCGCCTTGCGGTGGAGCGCCAACTCATGCGAAGCCTCCCGGGGTAGCGCCGTCAGGGGATGCCCAACCGCCGGGGTTGAGGTTGCGGTTCATCAGCGAGAAGACCTGTGCCGCTTGCGCGATGCACATCACCCGGTCATCATGCTTCGAGCCGCTCGCCTCGTATTTGCCGCTCGTCTGCCGCTCGAAGGTCAGGCACTCTCGCCAAAAGCCTGGATCGTGGATCTTGGCCGCAAGGTGCGCGCCCTTCACGAGTTCGGCGAGTTCATCGATCATCAGGGGGCGGGTAAGCGGCGTGGTGGGCCAACCGAGTTTGTCATCGCTGTGGCGATAGAGGTGGTCGTACAGCACCGCATCAGCGTGCTCGAATGCCGAGATCACCGCGTGTCCGTGGTTGTTCCGCTCGACGGAGACATAGCCGCGGTTGTAGTAGATGGCCATCTGTCGCTGTAGTTCGGCTATCTCGTAGGGCTCACGAAAGCCATTCCAGCAAGCGACCTGCTCGAAAGTGACGTCCTCGTGTACCGAGATATAAGCCGGGTCTGTGTCGGCGCCCTGGATGCCCTCTGAGGGGTCTGACGCGATGATGTACGTGTGCCCTGGCAGCGGCTCGGCGAAGATGAGCATTTCCCCATTGACCTCGGTACGTATCGGCGCTTTGCACGCCATCCGCCCCAGGTTCACCTCGTGGATCTCGAAGCGGCAGGTGCCGGAGGTCAAGAAGGCTTCTTCTGCGGTCTCGGGGTATTCCTGAGGGAATAGGCGCCGCTGGTCGCTGTCGGCTCGCTCAAGGCGGCGCCATGCGAGTTGCTCGGGCGTGATGGTCATGCCGTAGCTCTTGAGCGCTAGGGCTATCAGGCGTGTCTCCCCTTCGCACTGAGCGGGCACCTCGAAGGAGCGCGGCTTGTCCGCCACGATCGGCTCGCCGTTGACCTTGTGGACGTTGCGGCCATCGAAGTACCAGGGGATGAAGACGCCTACCCAGCCGTTTTTCCCGTAGGTCACGCCGGGATGCTTCGGCAGGTCAGTGCGAGGTGAGTCCACGAGCTCTTGCCACGTGTCGTAGAAGCCACCTGAGCAGCCGTTGGCCGTCGTCTCTTCGGTGTAGAAGCCCCGCCGTGCGGCTTTCTGCAAGCCCGCCCTCAGTTGAGCCATGGCGGTCTCGGCGACGTATGCCGCTTCGCTCACGTGGGCGATGTTGAGCCTACCGCCACGCTTGGGGGCCTTGCCGCCGGCCGTGCGAATGCTCATCATCGAGTTCATCTTCGGGAACGACATCGACCGCAGGCTCTTGCTCGCTCGAGTAGGCCTAAAATCCTCGTCGAGGCTATCGTATTGGTATATGGCCATGTCGCGGAAGATATCGGCGGTGGCGTCGTCGGTGTGCGCTAGGGTCGTGCAGCGCTGGTTCTCCGCGCCCCAACAGCGGTGCAACTGCTCTGCCTGCGAATAGGTGGTGATTCCCGTACGCCGCGCCTTGAGGACCGCAGCCCTGCGGTAGCCGAGTGCCATGGCCTCCTGCTTGATGGCGTGGAGCCGCATCTGCACGGGATTGAGCACAAGCGGCAGGTCCTCGCCCTTCTCGCCCATCACTGACACGAGGGTCTCGCACCAGTAGGGAAAGTCGTCCACGAGCCGCTGAAGCCTACTCATCGTCGAGGCCTCGCTTTTCGCGAAGGGCCTTGATTTTGTCCTCGATGCAGACGTTGACCTGGTGGATTTCGGTAGGCTTGTTGCTGTCGAGCCGCGCCATTTTGTCCACCACCTCGGCGGTGCGGGCGAGGTCTGACGCCCTGATGTGGCTGTGGTCGCCCTTGGTCTCGAGGGTCTTGATCTGAGCGCCGACAGCCAAGGACGTGGCGTGTAGGGCCTTCTCGCGAAGGGCTAGGATGGTGTCGGAGAGGGCGGCGGAGGCAGCGGCTTCGTACTTGGCGAACTCTTTGGCGTGCTTCTTGACCCAGGCGGAAATGGTCACATGGTCAACGCCAAACTCTCTGCCAGTTTTGGAGAGGTTTCGGCACCTCGCATACCGCTCTACTGCGGCAAGCTGGGTCTCTATGGAGTGGACGTGTGGGCGACGATCGGGGGTGTTCGGTGAGGCGCTCTCTGCGGCTTTCTCGCCCTTTTCGTCTACGTCTAC